TGGTTAAACTTGTAGCACTATCAGTTAGAGATGATGATAGTGTTGATGTAAATTGTCCTGATAATTGACCACCCCATTGTCCAAGGCCCCAACCTGTTGCTGCTGTTTCTAATGCTAAACCTACAGGGAAATAATGTTGAACTCGTATACCCCCAGATGTTGTTGCACCAGAACCAGACTCATTAGATGGCATGGTAATGGTAATTGTTGTATCAGACGGAATAGTTGTGACTGCAAATTTTTTATCATCAAAATCAGTAGATACAAAATTAGAATTAGTGATTGATGAAAAGTTATCTAATAAAATAACGTCTCCAACATTTTCAATGTTGTGCGCACTAGCAAATGTAATGGTGACCGTTGATGATCCGTTTGTGGTTGTAAATGCACTTGTTAATGTTGTTGTCGATTTAATTGGATGAATATCATAAAAAGCACCACCTGAAAAAACATATAACACTCTATTGGTTCCAAGTGCTGCATATTTAATACCACCCGTTGTTACAAAGTGATGAATAGCAGTATTACGTCCAGTTATTTTTGTACCACCAAGCTGTGTCCAACCGCCTATTTTTTCAGGGACACCATATCTAAATCTAACATTATCACAATCAGTCCATTGTGCTTCAGCACTAGAAGAACTAATTTGTTTGTTTATTCCTGGTGCAAATCTTAATTTTTGTAACATAATTTATTCCGCATTGTTTGGTACTCCGTTAGAATTTACAATAGGTGACTCTGCAAAAGCTATAAATAAATATTCAATTCCACTTCCATTAACTACTGTATCATTTACTCTCCACTTAAAACCATTAGAATAAAAATCTACTCTAAAATTGCCATCATCTTCAGCATCAGAGTCGTCTGCTAATAAATTAAAGTTGTTATTGTTAAATCCATTTCTTTTATTATCCCACATGTGCCAACTTTGAGCTACTCCAGATAGTCTTTTTACTAAAAGCCATGCAGGTTTAAAACCACAATATACAAAAGGTCCATCAAGGTCTCCTGCTGTACCTGAAGCTCCATTGCCTGTATATTTACCGATTTTACTATAGCCTTGAACGTTACGAAAACAATATGCTAGATACGTTCCAGAGGCAGTATTAACATGAGAATTAGTGCCAATAGAAAAAACAGAACTTGTTGGTTCTGTATCATTGTGAACAGTTGAAGCTGAAGCAACATTATCTGTAAGATTTAAATGTAAATATTTAGTAGCACCATTAGAAGAATCATAAGTAATCCAATTGCTACTGCCTTCTCTTTTTTTAAAAAGAATAAAATCTGGCTTTGCTCCAAGACCATGTCCAACAGTAGTATTACTGCCAGTGCCAGTATAGGTAACAATACTGAAACCACTAATAGAGCTAGCACTTACTGAACTTGTAACACCTCCATCTGTATTAGATGATGCAGAACCACCAGCTTTCCAATTCCATGCTACATACTTTGCACTGTTTTGATTCCAGTAAGCTTTATCACCTGATCCTTCTGATCCATCTTCAACTCTAAAACCATCTGATAAAAATGCACTAAGGTAACCAAAACGATCTTGCGCACCACCACCTTCAGGACCATTACTATTTGATTGTAACTCTCCGTTTTCACCAGCACCTCTAACACTATCTAGCAAGTTATGACCTGCTGCATCATCTCTACGTTTACCCCAGACCCAGTCGGGTTGAAAACCTACACCAGTTATGTCTCTAGATTCATTATCGTTACCTGTCCATGTAACAGTGTTAAAATATAAACCTGGATCATCTATAGTTGTATAAGCCATTATCCGTTCTCCGCTAAATTTTTAGAACATATCGCAAAATAAGAAGAAGGTACAGAATACTCAAAATTACCGTGTCCGTTTCCATCTGCGTTGCCTGATGAGATTGTAAATCCTGTTGGTGGACTTCCAAAGTTTGCATAACTAATTTTTAAACCTGATGAACTTAAACTATGTGTAGTGCTACCTAGAAACCATGTAGTATCAGCATCAATGGCTACACCACCTGTACCAGATGAACCACTTGTTGGGTCACCACTATTTTGATATGTTCCATTTTTTGCAAAATAAACAAAATTATTATCTAAATCTAAAGCTATACTTATAAGATCAGCACTACTAGACCCATAACTACTTCCTGTATATTCTGCTGAATTATTTTTTAAGACCTGTCCATTTTGACTATAGTATCCAATATTTCGGACTCCTGATGCAGTAGATTGTCCAATATAAGAACCCAAGTTTGAAAAGAAAACATCATTAACTATTCCATGTGAAAAATTATTATCTGTTGTGGACATTTTAAATTCTGCATACCATTTTCCTGAAGTTAATCCAAAAGTAGAAAATTGATTATTATAAATATCTACTGCTGTTCCTGATGATAAATTGCCCTCAGCTAATTGTCCATTCCATGAACCGTGTCTGCCATCAACACCTGCCGTCTGAGATAAAGATGCGTTATAGGTTGCAAAATTATTTGTGCAAGTATCTGTTCTTTGATCTGTTGCAACTATATTGGTAACAGAATGATGCCTATCATTTCCTGAAGTATCTGCTCCAATACCAGAACTATTTGCACTTGTTCCTGTTCCTTTAAACTCAAGAAAAAATCCATTGTTGCCAAAAGTAAGTGTAGAAAGAGATATTGGTTTAAATACAGTTGGAGTATCCTCATCAAATTCTCCAAATGAAGTTTGATCTAATTGTTGTCCATCAATGAAAGCAAACTCACAAAAAGTTCCTTTAATATGGTTTCCATCATTTGTTGCTGTTCCACCTACATGAAAAACTAAACTGTTTTCATTCCATTGAGAGGAATAGTTTTGGTCTGGATAATTTTCTGCATTCCAGTTAGTAACTTGTGATCCATTAATATATAATTTAAATCTATTAGAAGCTGTAGATTGGCTTGTATCTATCGCCATAATAATATTAAAAAAAGCAGAGGGATCTCTTAATTTTTGTTTTGTTCTAAAATCTAATTTTGTGTTACCACTTTCATTTTCAAATATTCCAAGAGTTCCATCATTTCTTAAATACATATAGGCTTGATTGTTACTATCAGAATAGTGACCAAATATGGGTCTGTCTCCACCTGATGTAGGGAACTCATGTATTTTTATCCAAAAAGATATGGTAAATATTTTATCGTTAGTTGGTGTTGTATTAGTTACTGATGTCTTAGCATCAGCACCAATAAAATATGAATTATCTACGCCAAAAGCTGTGTCTCTAACTGAATTTGCTCCAAGAATGGTAGGCATTAATCCTCCAACGTTGGCAGTTCACCGATGGGTCTTGTAACAGATCCATCTTCTTGTTCTGTATAAGTATACAAAGTTTCTAAGGCTGCAGTGTCAGCTGCATTAGTAATTGATGTTTCCATTTCATTTGATTTAGTTCTCACCGCTGCCCTGTGTGTGGTGATTGAAGATGGTACTGCTGTGCCAGCATCTGCTTTTCTAATAATATACCAATCTGTTTCTTGTAAAATTTGTGCAGCTTGTTTTTTTAAAGTTTCAATTAAAACAGTTTTTAAACCTTTTGTTTTTACATCACCTACCGACTTATCACTTGGTAAAAATCCATTATCTGAATCTGTTTGTGTCCACAAAGTATCTGCATGTGCCTTTGCTGTTGCTGTTCCGTAAGAACCTGTAACTTTATTGTTTGCAAAAGAATAAGTTATATCTGTATTTATGTACCACTGTTCATCTTTTTTATTTGTTTGATTTACTGTAACAGTGTAAATACCAATTGCATTTCTGTCACTTTCACTCCAAAGTGTAAATATTGATTTTGGATATTGAGTATCTCCAATAACAACACCTCTGTTACCTGCAAAATATTTTGTTATTGATCCTGATTCGACTAATGCAAACATATTATGATAACGTTAGGTTTAGATTTCTTCCGACTTCTAAAAATTTTGAGCCGTTATATCTAAACACAAACAAGTCTCCTTTACTAGCTGTTGTGGTTAATGTTGGTGCTGTATCCGCCGTAAATTCATATGCAGCGTTAAATGATAGTGTTCTTGATCCTGTGCCATCTTGTATGACAAGCAATGAAACAAACTGGCCAGCGACAGCGTTTGATCCTGCACCTAAAGTTCTGTTTGCACCAAGAGTTACTTTTGCAACAGGGGATGCTGCAACATCCCAAGAAATAGTTGATGCATCTGTTAGCGTAGCTTCCTGGTTAAAAGCTGCAGCACCAAATATAGAAGTGCCTCCCGCTGACATATCCATGGTTAACGCTGTTACAGCAGAACCACCATCATCACCTTTAAATATAATATCTTTGTCTTGAACACTTGCAGTTATAACTGCATCGCTTGAACTGTTACTAATATCAAGAATAGATGTTCCACCAGATTTAAATGTTACATTGTTACCCGCTGCATCTAATACTATATCCGCAGCGGCATCGACAGTAAGATTATTCGCACTAATCGTCATATCAGTGCCATCACCTTCAATTTTTTCTGAGTCTCCACCAAATACAATACCAACGTTGTTTGGAATGTGTACATCCGATGTAGCTGTTAAGTTTAATTTAGCACTCGATGCTATTGTTAAATCTGTTCCGTCACCTTCAATTTTTTCTCCATCATCACCAAATGTTAAACCAACATTAGCTGGTATGTTAATATCTGTTGTAGCAGTTAAATTTAAATCGTTAGATGAAGCTATAGTTAAGTCTGTACCATCTCCTTCAATTTTTTCTCCATCATCGCCCAACGTTAAACCAACGTTAGCTGGTATATTAACGTCATCAGTTGCGTCTAAAGTAATGTCAGCACTAGAATCTATTTCTGCGATTACAGGTGTTGTTAAAGTTTTATTTGTTAAAGTTTGTGTTGCAACAAGAGACACTAAAGTTGAATTACCACCATCCGGTAATAACATCTCATTTGTAACACCTGCTGAGTGAGGTTGTGCTTTTAATATCTGGCCATGTGAATTAGACTCACAATTAAATTGTATGGCTCCTGAATTTGAGTTACCAACAATTGTAACATGTCCTGTGCCTTTTGCTAATAAATTTAAATCAATATTAGAATCACCACCTGTCGCTGATAACTGTGGTGGGTTTCCAGTTGCTGCGTTTGTTACATCAAATTGGTTAACTGCTGAACTTGTTGTTTGAAATATAATTTGTTCGTTACCGTTTTCATCACCAATAAAATGTGCATCATCAATTAAAATATTGTTTGAATTAGTGTCTAAGTTACCACCTAATTGTGGAGAGGTATCCTCCACTATATTTGATATAGCACCTGAAGTAGCAAGGCCTGCAACTATAACTGATCTTTCAATTTTTTTAAGACCTCCGCCTGAAGTGTCAACAGCTAAAAATACGTCATCATTAGCTACCGTAGATATTTCTGATAATGAACTAACAGCAACTGAATTAAAATTTGTACCGTCTGCAATTAATAAATTACCTGCAGTATTTGTTCCCATAACGATATCATCGCCTGTAACTGTAAGATCTCCACCAACTACCACGTCTCCATTAAAAGTAGTCTTTCCAGCTAAAGCCATGTCAATATCTAATGCCGTTATTGCTGATGAACCATCTGTTCCTTTAATTTTAAAATTTTTATCGGCAACACTAACTGTAAGTTCTACATCTGAAGAATTATTTGCAATATCTAAAATAGAAGTACCACCATCTTTAAAAGTTACGTTTGCGCCATCAGCGTCTAAAACAATATCAGCAGGTGAGTCTATTGTAATATCTCCACTTGATGTTGCGATTGTAACTGCAGCATCTCCTGTTGAAATATCGTCAGCTGCAACACCTAATGCAAAACCTGTATCAACAATATTTGTTCCATCTGCAAAAACTAATTTTGAAGTTTTCTCTGTTGCAGCAAAAGTAACTCCAGTTCCTGAAGCTGTTTTAAATTGAACGGTGTGTGATCCTGATGTTGCGTTTTTTACAATGTAAACTTTTTCTAATGAATCTGGAACTGTTACGATTTGATTACCTGTTATCGTTCCTGTTAATTCAATAACTGCTTGTCTTGCATCACTGCCTACTGTAGCGTTTGTAATACTTAGTGCAGTTGTTTGTGAACCACCTGCAATAGACTTTGCAACATAACCCGATGTAATTTCTTGAAACATCTGTAGGTTGACATTAGTTTTATCACCCCAAAGACCGGATGCTTCTCCTGTTGCTATAAGCTCTATTCCTAGTGTTGAAAATGATGATGCCATATTTTAATCCTAAGGTGTTGGAGAGTTGACTGGTATTCTGATTGTGCCATCAGTGTAGTCATCTCTTCTACGTTGTCCTATTTGCTCGCCTCCAAATTTTTGTATCTCAGTTTGATATCTTCGTTCATAGTATTGTATCATATCTTGTGGTCCTTTCAAGAATCCAAATGCTTCTACTAAACATGCATACAATAAACCATTAGGAAAATTTAAACTAATATAACTTGTTTCGTTACTGCTTGCTTCTAATTTATCTGGGATTTTTGTAAAGTGTATCTGAACCACATACGCTTGGTCAGGCACAGGCACCACTCTAATTTTGCCTGAGTTTGTTGCTCCGTCTCCAGTTCCACCTTGACCCATAGCATAATATTTAGGTTGACCTGTTGATGTGTTTGCTGCGATGTACTCCTCTAAAAAGGTAACATCTTTTTTAATTAAATATTTATTAGCACCAGTTGATCCAGAAGTTGCATCAAATACTTGTACTGCTCTAACAACGTGTGCACCAGCAGGTGAGTTTACAAAATCTTGGTCAGTTGTAAAATTTGTAACTTGAATATCTCTGTAAGCATCGATTGGAACATCTCTATAAATTCTATACTCAGCATCTAACACGATGCCTTCAATAATAGTATCAGATAAAACAGTATCGCTAACTTCTGTGTAAGCTCTAATTTTTGTTCTTAAATTTGTATAACTTATTCCTGACATATTAACTCTCTAATGTAGCTGGTCCAGAGGTGCAAAACTCTCCTCCGCCAGACACTCCTCCCGTTGTAGCGGTATTAGTATCAACAGTAAAGGTATAAAAATCATCCGTCGTACCACTAATCACACTACCGCCTGAATCTTTTCTACCCACTGTAATGGTATAACCTGCTGCCTTTGCAATGTTTGATCCACTAATACCATCAAAACTTTTAGGGTTTTCAAAACCATCTGGGTCTGATGTTGTAGATACAGGTCCTCTAAATCTAACCGTATCTCCAGTTGATCGACCATGACTTTTTTCAGACACATTTATAATACCTGACCCTGAAGCCATTGTTTGAAATGAATCTGGTTCTAATAATATTAATGCTTCTGGCTCTGTTCTATCCACTCTCGAGTCCTTTAATCCTTGTGGATCACCGGCATAGGCACGTGGTTCTAACTGTGGATGTTTAGACTCGTATTCTGATATATGCACTAAAGATCCATTCCATTCTTTAACCATTTCACTATATGGAAATTCCATACCTGATCTATCAGATATTGCTTTTGCGTGTTTACCTCTTGCAAATCCTGTCATTAGACTCCCTCACCAAAATAAGTTTTAGGTGTAATAAACGAACTAGAGGAAGATCCATCTTCTGCTAGAGCTCTTGCAAATTCATCTTCGTATAATAATTTCATTGTTTGTATTCTATCTGGTGC